AAAGCACGACCATAATGAAATCCAGTACCTGAAATAACCATCTTAACATGTAATTTACTCCTGTAAAGTTCAAAATTGGCAATTTTCTCGGCAACACGTGGGTCATTAAGAAATAATTGCCAAGGGTTAAATCTCTGGAAAAGAGGTTGACCCATGGACCAGGAGAAATCTGCAATCCTAGTTGGTCGCCCAAGAAATGATCCTAATTGTGAATCAGCATTATTTACTAAATTCATGGTAGGGTCACTTCCTGCGCCGATTACTGTGGTATAACCGGCGTCTTGTTCTTGGAAATTTGTGATTTCTGCAGTCAAATCTGCAACACCACCTTCTTGAATGGTTCCAAGTGCACCACTCTGAGGTGTGTATTCAGACAATTCTTCTGAAGGTGTTTCAGAACATCGAGTAGTATAGATGCTAAAGAGTTGTGAGAATAATTGTTCCATGTATTTAGAGACATGGAGCTCTTTAATTAAAGTAAGAAATTGAGTAATGCGATTTGTTTAATAAGGGTCTGAAGCGAGCATCAATGCAACAGCCTATTCACATTTTGTTTGTGGGGTTCAACAACCACTGATCCTAAATAAGATCTACCCGAGAAAGGTAGCATTGTGAGTCTCGTAAGCAGTACAAATGCAAAGGCAATGCTAAGCCTTATACAATGCCTGTAAACCATAACGAGACATGGGTGTTTGGCTTTTCCGTAGAATCACGACGACGCACCAGCGCCTCCGGAACGTTTTTATGGGCGTCGCCCAGAATGATAATTTACACTAATTTACAAATAATTAAAACATATAAAATAAATAATTTACAAGGAGACAGGAGTTACGTATCTTTCATTCCATTGCGCAACTCGTTCATCATACGTGATGTCCAAATCTGGTACAGATAAATTAGCTTTCTTGGCTATTTTCTTCATTTGTTCCTGACGGAATTCATAAGTTCTGCGACCATGAAAGAAGAATTCACGCATTGCACCACTCAAATTCATGGCACTAACAGTAAGTGGGGAAACTACTTTAGATTTCATAATCGAATGAAGTGATTTGAAAATACTATTCTCATCTAAAGCACCAACGTACTGTTTTAAGTCGGGATTATACATATCCTTACGTTTTAGAAAATCAGCTTCAAAACGAGACATAAAAGCCATTGGTTCAGACTTTTTGTCAGGCATGGTAAACGTAATATCATTCTTAGCAAGAAATTCTGCCATAGAAATGTGATT